CCGTCCCCCTGGCCCAGGCCACCAAGGCCGAGCAAGTGCGGAAGGTGCACCCGAGCCTGCCCCCTATCCTGGCCGACGTCCTGTCGCGCGTGGATCGCCCGTACTTCTGGCGCGACCCGACAGACCTGGGCGACGTCGTGACTTGGTGCCATGAGGCCACCCACGCCATGACCAGCCAGGTGAAGGGGCGGCACGGCTTCACGCTCTACGTTCTCGATGGTCGTGCCCTGGTGTTCGAGAACCATCCCCGCATGACGCTGGCCCAGGTGGCGAGCGACATACCGCCGGCCGAACGCGGCCAGCTGTTCCCGCACTACCTTGTCGAGCAGCGGCGCTACTGGGACGCGGAACCGCTCTACATCCTGGACGAATGGAACTCCTACATCCACGGCTCTATCTGCCGGCGTCAAGTCGGCTGGCAGAAGCGCGGTGAGACCGAGCGGTTCGCCCGCGAGATGGAGCGCTACAGCCGCCAGGTGCTCGCGTCTGCGAAGAAGCGCGACCCCGAATATCCAGAGCTCGGCCAGCTGGAAGCGGCAATCGATTGGCAGGCCGCCAGATTCCGCGACGCCTGCGGGCCGGCCGAAAACGTCCTGCGATAGGACGGGCGACGTTCAAGGGTTTGGCAGTCGTGGGTACCGTTCGTGTAGATCGTCCATTTTCCCCAGGAGTTCCTACCGTGAGTGACGCCATCCGTAAGCTGCAGAACCGCGCCGCCGAGATCGTGCAGCGCATCGACGCCATCCGATCCTTCGAGCGCGAGGAGGGTTCCGACGAGGCGAAGGCTGACGCCACCGAGCTCGACACCCTCACCGCCGAGTCGGCCGAGGTCGGCGCGAAGCTCGACCGCGAGACGCAGATCGAGGACCAGGTGCGCAACCTGCGCGGCAAGCTGACCCTCACTGAGCCGCGTCAGGCCGTGACGCCGGTGGCCCGCCCTTCGGCTATTTCGATGGGCTCGGAATTCCGGCACTGGGCCGATGCTGGCGTGTCGCCCGAGGGCGTCGAGCGGTGCGGCCACTTCCTGCGTTCGCTCGCCCGAGGCGAGGTGCGTGGTGCGGTCGCCACCAACGGCGCGACCGAGGAGCCGAACAGCCATGGCGGTCTGTCGCCAACGTATGACACGAAGAACAGCGAGCTCGTCGTGCCCGATTTCTATCGCGGCATCCTGGGCCTGCTGAACTACACCAGCGTCGCGTTCCAGGTTGCATCGACCATGACCACGACCACCAACCGCGTCGTGATCCCCCGCAGCGACGAGAACGTCGAAGCCCAGTTCTATCTCGAAAACTGCGAGATCGAGCCGGTGATCATCAAGACGCTCGGCGTCCCGATCCCCGTCGAGAAGATCGGCGCACGGGCGCAAGTCTCGAACGAGTTGCTTGAAGACGCGATCGTGTCGGTCGCCAATCTCGTCGCGACGAAGTTCGCTTATGCGTTCGCGAAGAAGATCGACAAGACCTGGCTCGAAGGTGACGCAGCTGCGGGCATCGTCGGCCTGCTCGCCCAGGTCACGCAGTCCGTCACGCTGGGCGCGACGAAGCTCACGGTGGACAACGTGGTCGAGGCCGTGAGCAAGCTGAACCCGCTCGCCGTGAATCCGGTTTGGGTTCTCAGCCCCGCCGGCATGGCGATGCTGCAAGGCCTCGCGGCCGGTGCGATCGGTGCAGACGTCACCCAGGCGAGCCGCATGACGATCTTCGGATCGCCCGTGTACCGCTGCCTGTCGCTGCCCGACAACGTGATCGGACTCTACGGCGACTTCAAGCAGGCGAACATGATCGTGAACCGTTCCAACGGTCTGACGATCAACGCCAGCCGCGAGCGCGCGATCGAGTACGACCAGACGGTTTTCGTCGGCACGCAGCGCTTCGGCGTTGCGACGATGGGGCCGAGCTTCGTGGTCAAGCTCACCAAGTAGTTGAATCCATCCGGCGGCGGCGTGGGCAGGGATGCCGCGCCCCCGCCGCTCTCTTTTCGGAGGTGCCATGCTGCCGACTTCTTGCGTCGTGATCCGGCACCCTCGCGTTGAGCCGGTGAGTCTCACCGAGGTGAAGGAGCATCTGCGCATCCTTCCCGAGAACGCCGAAGACGATCACTACGTTCAAGGTCTGATCGCCACGGCCCGCCGCCTGGTGGAGAGCCGCCTGGGCATCACGATGGTGGAGACGCAGTACCGCGCGAAGGTCTGCGGCCACGTTGGTTGCGGGTGCAGCTGCGGCTGCGGCGGCATCGAGCTCCCGAACCCGCCACTCCTGCATGACGCAGAGCATCCGATCACGATCGAGACGCCCACGGGCATGGTCGAGCAGTCTGACTTCGAGGTGGACGGCGACCGCTGGCCGGCAATCATCAAGCCGCTTCGAGGCTTTCGTGGGCCGGCGACGATCACCTTCTGGGCTGGCCTGCGACCAGAGGACGAGAGCGCGCCCACGCTGAAGACCGCGATCATGCTGGCGGTGGGGCATCTCTACAAGCACCGCGAGGCTGTATCGTCCGACGTCTCGTTGATCGTGACCCCGATGGCGTTCGATGCCTTGCTCTCGGCCGAGAGCTATTCGGGGAGGTACTGATGCTGGCCGCCGGCGACCTTCGCGAGCTCGTCATCATCGAGGTGCCGGTGGAGACGCGCAACGACCTGGGCGAATCGGTACAGACCTGGGAGCACTTCGCCCGCCGGCGCGCAAGCATCGAAGCCCTGTCCTACACCGAGCAGAACCGGCGGCAGCAAGTCGGCGGCAGCGTCTCGCATATGGTGCGGATGCGATACCTCGAAGGGCTGACCGGCGTGATGCGTCTGCGCTGGGCTACTCGAGGTGGCCGACTTCTCTACATCACAAGCGTGGTCGAGCGGAACAATCGCGAGGAGCACGAACTCATGTGCGAGGAACAGGCGACATGATCTTCATGGATTTCCAGCGATGGAGTTCGGACGTTGGCGACCTGGAGGCGGCCTATGCCGCACTGCCCAAGCACATCGCAAAGAAGCACCTACTCGCCTCGATGCGATCCGCAATCCGCATGTCGCGCGGCGTGCAGATCCTAAAGTCATACACACCCAAGGCAAAGACCAGAACGGTGCGCGCCGATGCGAAGCGAGACGAACGTGGGCGGCACGTTGCTGGTTCGCAGGGGTGGGAGAAGTTGAAAGGTGGGGCGCTGCGGCGTGCCGTCACTGTGAACGCCCGCTACATCGGGCGCAACTCCGACGGCGTGGCCGTGGCCGTCCTGGGCTACAAGTGGGGCCGCGAGAGTAAGAAGGCCATATGGCTGGAGAAGGGCACGCTGAAGATGCAGGGGCGCCATATGGTGCAGCGCGCCATGAGTGCCATCGGCCCATCGGTGCGGCACCACCTGGGCAAGGCGCTCGCAGCTGCGCTTAGCAGCGCCAGGAAAGAGGAGCTCGGCGGCAAGAACCCAGGATGGAGCGGAAAGAAATGAGCTACCCAGAGCAATGGCTGCGGCAGTCTGTCGAGAAGGCCGCCGGCGTGGGCGCCTGGCCCCTATTCGCACCCGAGGGCGTGAAGCCACCGTATGCCGTCTACCGCAGGGGCTCGACCCAGAGAGAGCGCTATCTCCAGGGACAGGCCGGCCAGCCGCAAGCCGAGTTCGAGGTCGAGCTCTATGCAGACAACTACATGGCCGTGAAGGACATGGCCGAGGCCGTCCGCGTGGAGTGCGACACGTTCAAGGGTACGGCCGGCCCCCTTACGATTGATGACGTTCGGCTGACCGACGAGCGCGACGGCGACCCCGTTTTCCTCGAAGGGCACGACAAGCCTTCGTATCTGGTCATTCACACATATCTGATCCGCTGGACCGAACCCTTTCCCAGGAGTTGATACATGGCCGGCAAGCCCGTCGAGAGTTCGCAGGGAACTTCCATGAAGTTCGGCACCATCGAGTTCCGCGCCACGATGGTGAAGGTATCCGACTCGGTCAACGAGAAGGACACTTCAACGCTCGACATGGTAGACGGCTCCATGCGGCGCTACACGACTTCCCCCCTGGTCGATGGCAAGACCGTCAGCTGCCAGTATTTCGGACCCGAGAGCCCAGACATGACGGGGCCGCAGGACATCGAGTGCGCGACTTTCGGCATCAGCGGGAAGGCCATCTGCACGAAGTTCAGCAACGAGGCGAAGGTCGGCGAATACATCACCGGCGATGCCGAGTTCCGTCTCACGGCCGACTGACGCACCAACCATGCAGGCGGCACTGTGTCATCATCTCACGGGTCTTTCGTAAAGGTAGACGGCGTTCTGATCGGCCGCCTACTGAACGTGAAGCCGAGCGTCTCGGCATCCTCGCCCGTAGAGACCACGAACATAGGAAGCCCCGTAGTTGGTGCCGGCGGCGACTCGCGCGTGGTGCGGCAATACAACGTCTCCACGATGGAGCCGGCGTCTGTTACTTGCGTGACGCTGGGTCTGCCGGCGGTGGCCGTCGAGCAAGGCAAGCGCGTGCAGCTGGCCGTGGATGTCGCCGGCTTCAGTCTCCAAGGCGAGGCCGTTCTGCAAAACATTGAGCCCGACGCGAGCGTGGGCGAGTTCGTTCGTTGTTCGATTACCTTCAAATTCACGGGGTACTGAAATGTCGATTGTCACGAAGGAGCAGCTGCTCGGCCGGCGCGTAGCGTCGAAGACCACGACCGCAGAAGTCGATGGCCTGGGCGCGGTGGTGCTGCGGTATCCGATGTTCGCGGAGTGGTACGGCTGGGTGCTGGAGCAAAACAAGTACGCAGGCGGCACCGTCCCGCCGTCTGTGATCGCCGGCACCATCGCGCTGTGCCTCGCCAACGCGGACGGCTCGCAGATGCTTTCCGATTCCGAAGCGAACGAGCTGCTGGACCTGGAGCCGCTCCTGGTCATGCGTCTGTACGAAGTGGCGAAGAAGGTGGTGCTGGCCGCCAGCGAAGACGAAGCCGTGGAGGAAGCCGAGGGAAACTGAGGAGCCAGCCGGAACTCCTGTTTCTGTACCGGCTGGCATTAGCAATGAAGGAGCCCGACGTAGATGCACTGGCCGCCCGTCTGACCGTGCGGCAGATTGCGATGTGGCGGGCGTACTGGCGTTGCGAGCCTTTCGGTGACGATTGGCGCAGGACTGGGCGGGCCACCACGCTCGCGATCCAGGCGGCCGGTGCAAACGTCGCGATCGACTTCGAGAATAACTTCCTCCCCAGTTGGAAAGCCCCGCCGGTAGTCGAGCAGACCGAGGAAGAAATGGCCGCAGAGTTTGCGAAAATCCCGATGTTTGCGAAGCAGATGAAGGAGGCGAAAACGTGGGCACCTTCATAGGCAAAGTCGCCGCCGTTTTCACCGCGAACACAAGCGGCCTGGTGACAGGCACGCGCGAGGCTTCTGCCGCGCTGGCGAAGATGGAGTCGAACGTCAAGGGGATCAGCACGGGCATGAACGCCCTGGTGGCAATCGAGGGGGCCAGACTGTTCGCAGGCGTGGCTACCCAGGTTGGCAACGTGGCCGGCTCATTCGTCCGCATGAACGCGGCCACGGCCGAGGTGATCGACGCGCAATCGAAACTCTCCCGAAAGATCGGCGTCTCGTTGGCAGACTTCCAATCGCTGGCCCTGGCCGGCGACCTGGCCGGCGTCAGTCAGGAGAAGATCGCCAACGCGGTAGGGAAGATGGGCATCAACTTGGTGAAGGCCTCCGAGGGCTCGAAGGGGGCCGTCAAGGCCTTCGAGAGCCTGGGCTTGTCGGTGGCTGACCTGGAGAAGATGAGCCCCGCAGACCGCTTCCAGGCGATCGCCACGGCCATATCCGGTCTGAAGACACCAGCGGAGCAGGCCGCCGCAGCCGTGAACGTGTTCGGCAAGGGCGGGAAGGACTTGCTCGACATCTTCGCCAACGGCGGCGCGGCCGTGAAGGAGGCGGCCGAGTACGCGGAACTGTTCGGCGTGGCCTTGTCCACCGAGGCCGGCCAGAATGTAGAGAAAATGATGGACGATTTCACCACGCTCGGAAAGGTGGTGGAGGGATTCAAGAACCAGCTGGTGGCCGCGTTCGCGCCGGCCGTCAGTGAGCAGATCACAGGCGTGATCGAAAAGATCAAGGAGTTGGGCGGCATCAAGACCGTGGCCCAGGACACGGCTATCTTCCTGGCCGAGGCGGCCGGCAAGTTCATCGACGCGGGCACGGTGTTCGCCTCGAAGATCGACACGGTGCTGACCGCCCTGCAGAAGTCGGTGGACGCGATCGCTGGGCTGGGTGCTTTCCTGTCGGCATCTGGGAAGGTGCTTTACTCCGCGGGCCAGGCGGGCTACGCAGTGACCTATGACGTAGCTTCGGCGGCCGTGGGTGGCGTTGGCGAGGAGAGCCGTAGGGAATCAGAAGCGCTTTGGGGTGCTGCATACGCAACACGCGAAGCAGCGGAACGCGACCGCGAGCGGCTTCAGTCCGCGCTCTATGGAACGAACTTCAATACGGCACCGCCGCAGCAAACGACCGGCGAGGGCTTCGCGGCCACCGTGCGTGCCGCCGTGGAGCGTGAGCGGGCCGCAGCTGCTGAGCGTGATCGTGCTCGCGAGGCCAGCGCCGCCACAGACTCGAAGAAGAACGACGGCGTGAAGGCAGCGGAGAGCAAGGGCGACGGCAAGGCGGAGCAGACGCTAGAGGCTCAGCTGAAGACGCTGCGCGAAGTTGCGGCGAACACGGCGAAGGCTGCGGTGTTCAAGGTGTTCAACATCACCGGAGCGGGGGCACGCTGATGGCTATTGTGGACTGCATCGAACTGGCGCGGTCGCGCGGCGTCGCGGGCAAGTATCGGGAAACCTCGACGTATACCCGCGAGTGGCTCATCCGCGTGGACAACCCAGGCACCTCGCTGGTGGAGATCGTCAACGAAAACGGCGTCAACTACTTCGACCCGCACCCAGACGATCCCACTTGCTACGCGCTCGAGTACGACTGCCAGTGCGTGGACGAGGGCGGGCTGTTCTACAAGAACACGGTGCGCTACTACGTTCCGCCTGCGGAGCAGTGGCCGGATGGCAGCGGACCAGGGCAACCCGACCAACCGAGTTGGTTGCAGATCCCAGGCGATCAGTGGTCTGCGGCGGCTTCCACCGTGACCGGCCCAGTGACCCGAGACATCAACGGCCAGCCGATCACGAACAGCGCGAAAGACCCAATCGGTGGGCTGGAGAAAGACCATGCAGAGTTCCGGCTGACGCTTGTTCGCACGTTCCTGGATTTGTCGTGGGGTGAAGCTGCTCGTCTCTACACGAACGCAGTGAACAGCGGCTCATGGAATGGCGGTGGGCCTCGCACCTGGAAGTGCCATTTCCAGAGTGCCAGCAAAGTGACCGAGAACAATCAAGGTCTGAGTGCGGTCTACTGGTCAACGACATGGGACTTCTGCTACCGCGAAGAAACGTGGGACCTAACGGAAGGCTGCGAGGACGTTGGCACGATGGAGCTCGCGCAGGGCTCGAAGCGTGTGATCCAGGTGAACGGCTCTCCTGTCACTGGGCCGGTGGCGCTTCTGCCCACGGGCCAGGCGGCCCCTCCTGGCACCTCGCCCAGCATCATCAACGGCGGCGCCGGCGTGCGGGTCTATCGTGAGCTCGACTTCTCGCCATTCGGGGGACTGTCCTAATGGCTGACGCCGGCATGTTCAGCGCCGCAGATGCCAAGCGTATCGCGAACGCTGTGCTGGCGCACGAACGCAAGGCCCGCAAGCAGAAGCCCATCGAGTACCCGACGGTCGCTTCGCAGGCGTCGGCGCGTTTCTTTCGTTTGCTCGCGGACCTCGAAACGTGCGGCATGGTCCAGGCCGTTCCCCAGGTGATGGCGGCAGCGGAAGACACGGACGGCTGCGGGGCTGGATTCATCGCGGCCGACGATCCGACTCCGGTGGTGGTGCGGGACATCGGCAGCGTGGTGCGGGTGTTTCAGTTCTCGAAGGGCGAAGCGGATCAGCCGCTGGACAGGGGCGCGGTGGTCGAGTGCGATTACCAGAAGCCCACGAAAGACGAGGAAGGTTTCTGGCGCCTGGTGCGGGTGGTTGAATGCGACTGCGGATCATCGTCGGCGTCATCGAGCTCGGCTTCTTCAAGCTCTGGCTCGTCATCTAGCTCTAGCTCGTCATCGAGCTCAAGCTCGTCATCGAGTTCATCTTCTAGCTCTAGCTCATCTTCGAGCGGGTCATCGAGCGCATCTTCCACGGCTTCGTCGGCCTCATCCGATTCCTCTCAGTCATCCAGTTCGAGCGGCGGGAACTGGTTTTGCTATTGGCCGAATGGATTGTTCGCGCTTTCCTACTGCGCGCAGCCAAACGAGGCGAACGACTATCACGACGGCAACAAGCCCGCGAGCGGCCCGCACCCAACGCAGGAGATTTGTTGTCGGTTCTGCAATTGCGGGAGTTCGTCGTCGTCCAGTTCGGCATCGGAGCCGTCGGCGGCGTCGTCGTCCAGCGCCGGTTCCGGCGGGCCGCCGGACGAACAGGTTATCGAAGTCGTTACGAACGTCGAATGTAAAGACGGCGAGTTGATCGTAACGAAGACGAAGATTTACGCGAGGCTCTACGAAGGAAGCGGGAGCGGCGCGCCGTGAATACGACCGTTACCAATCTCGGCCCCTGCGCTTGCTGCGGCGGATCGTCTTCCTCGTCATCTTCTGCCGGCCCTGGTCGCTGTTGCGTTGGAGGCTCCTGCAATCCGAACGTGACCACAAAGGAAGAATGCGAGGAATGCGAGCGCCTTGTTGAATGTATTACCAGGGACTACCCCGACGAAAACGGGCAATGTCCGCCAGGGTTCACGCTCGACAAGTTCGGTTTCTACTGCGAGCGCATCCGGCCCGTAGCCGATTGTTCGGAATGCCTGGCCGGCGAAAATTGCGAGGAATACCCGCCGACGGCTGGGGTTTGCGGGCAATGGCTGGCAAATGGCGACGATTGCACGCCCCCGCCGAAATGCTGGGAATCGGCGTGCATTAGCGGAATGCCCGCGGAGTATTACGGCGGCACGTTTCGCGTCGGTACATACCCTGGTCTGCCCGCGCCGAATGGCGGCTATCGCGGGCCTGGCGATCCAAGCGGCTCGTTTCAGATTTTGCCGACAGACTGCGGCGCCTGGCAACTTAGCTCGGTGAAGTTTCTCGGTTTCCTAACGCTCTACATCGAACAAACGATCGACGTTCGGTGCTTCGAGGCGAAAGGCGTCGAGGTCAAAATCTACCGAAACAACCCGCCACCGCTCGGCCAGGTATGGCGAACCGTCACCATCGACATTACGCAAGGTGATTGCAAACCTCAGCTGTGGTGCTGTGATGGTGGCGGCGAGGGCTACTTCTGTGGCGAACGTGTTGACGTACCAGGCATAGGAGAGATGATCGGTGATGCGCCAGTCGGCATATGCACCAGCATTCAGAAGGTGAAAGATTGCGCAGAATGCGGCCAGCCGCCGCGCGCCGGCCTAGACGAGAACCCGCTCCCGTGATTAGCTGCCAGCTATCGCACCTGGTTGCCCGCTGCAATGAACGCGGCTACACGTTCGCGCAGGTGGAGCCGTGCATTGTTTCCCGTGACGGAGATGCAATCACGGTGGACGAAACGCACGAAGCCTACCCCCGCGTCAAGCCGGTAGCGTCGGGCGGCGCGGGAACAGAACTGAAAAAGCTACTCGGCCGGATCGGGATTCGGAGCTCGCCCAGCTGCAAGTGCAACGCACGCGCCCGCGAGCTCGACGCCAGGGGCGTGACCTGGGCAGAGGCAAATACGGAAACCGTCTGCGGCTGGCTTCGCGAGGAGAGCGAGCGGCGGCGGCTTCCGTTCCTGCCGGTGGCGGCTCGGCTGTTGGTTCGGCGGGCAATCAAAAACGCGAGGGCGGCGGGCTATGTTTGACCGTGTATGCGTTATCTCTCTGGAGCGGCGGCCGGATCGGCTGGCTTCATTCTTCGCCGGCGTCCCGAAAGACTTCCCATACGGGGAGATCGAAGTCGTGTCGGCCATCGACGGCCAGCGCTGTCGGCATCCCGATTGGTGGCGCCAGGGCGGCGGCGCCTGGGGGTGCTATCGTTCGCACGTTCGCATACTCGAAGACGCTCTCAACGCTGGCGAAAACAGCGTCTTGATCTTCGAGGACGATGCGACATTCTGCGAGGGCTTCGCGGACCAGGCGAAGGCCTACATGGCCGCCCTTCCTGGTGATTGGGTGCAAGCGTATTTCGGCGGCCAGCATCTACGGCCGGCTCTCGCGATCCACGGGAACCCGATGGTGGTGCGGGCATCGAACATCAACCGCACTCACGCCTACGCGGTGCGAGGCCGCGAGGGCATGACGAAGCTATATCGCTGGCTCTGTGCTTCCGATCAGTGGCGGAACGCTTGCCATATCGACCATCACTACGGCCGGATCCATAAGGCCGAATCCGCCGGTTACTACGCGCCGGCAAGCTGGCTATGCGGCCAGGCGGCCGGCGCGTCGAACATCTCCGGCAAGGAAACGGCAGAAAGATGGTGGGGAGTTCGGGCGGCCCCGTCGTCGTCAGATTCGAAACGGTTCGTCGCTGTCATGGGGCTACACCGCTCGGGTTCGTCCGCGACGGCAATGGTCCTGCATAAGCTAGGCGTAAGCATGGGCGACAAGCTGGGCGGCTACGAATCGCAACACGGCGGCGGCGGCGAGGCCGTGGGGCTGGCGGCCATCTGCGAACGCGCGGCCAGGTTCCCAGCTGCGGGCATCACGATGGATCGACTAGAGCTCTCGCGTCAGCTATCGGGCTGGGTGAAGAAGCGTCTCGCCACTCGGCCCATAGCCGGCGGCAAGTACCCGCACCTGTGCGCGATGGGGCCGGAGTTACTCGATGCGGCCGGCGACGGGCTGCGCGTCGTGGTCTGCGATAGGCCGCTGGTTGAGTCCGTCGCCAGCCTTCAGCGCCGCAGCCGGAAGGCGACGGGATGGCTGGCCGTCAACGACGAGCAAGCCGAAGCGGTGCAGCGGTGGCTATGGGAGGAGCGCGAACTGTTCCTCGACACGCTCCCGAAAGAGTCTATGTTCCGCGTGAACTGGGACTACCTGCGCAGCGACACCTCTGCGGTGGTCGCTGGCCTGGTGGACTTCCTGGGCATCACTCCAACGGCCGCCCAGCTGGCCGACGCTGTCGGCCACATACGAAGGGACATCGCGGCATGAATCTCACGGTGGTGATCAAAACTTTCCTGCGGCCGGCGTGCTGCGTGGCGTCTGTGGAGTCGTGGCTTCTCAGCGTCCCAGGCATCCCCATTGTCGTAGTCGACGACGGCGGCGACGTTTCGCCGGACCTGACGGCATACCCTACGGTTCGGCATATCAAAACAGGGTTCGACATAGGGCTTTCGGAGGGCCGAAACATCGGCGTCGCCGCGGCGGATACCCGCTACGTCCTATTGGCCGACGACGACAACGCTTGTTCCCTGGAGTCGGACATTCCGGCGGCCCTGGAGCAACTGCAAGCGGAGGGGCTCGCGGTCCTGGGCGTCGGCGCGTATCGGCTCCGCGATGCCGATGGCTGTCTCTACATATCCGGTCGGCCGCGGGTCGAGGAATTCACGCGATGCGATGCGACGCTAAACCATTTTGTCGGGGACCGTGATGCGATGCCGCGATGGGATCCGCTCATCAAGGTGGGCGGCGAACACGCGGACTACTTCCTAGAGGCTCGAAAGATCGGCGCGGCCGTTGGCGCTACACCGCTTCTCAGCTACTACCGAACCTTGACCGCCAGCCGATCGAAAGACCCGCGATACGGGAAGTTTCGCAACCGCGTCTATATGCGCCGCGTTCGCGAGAAGTGGGGTTATCGGGCTATTTCGCGGTGGCGGGTCGAAGGCGCGGAAGCAGATCGCACGGCTTCGGCCCCGTGTCCGTGATCCTGGGATCGAGGTACCATCGGGTGGTCAGCCTGGGGCTACTGTGACCGAGCAGCGTGGTTGCTGCACCAGGGCCGGCCACAGCTGCCAGGTGCGAGGCCGTGGAGCGTCTCACGCAATGGAAGCGGAAGCCCCTGCCTTCGCCCAGGTGGCAGCGCCGCACCAGCTGCTTCATGTTCCCCCACAAGCTCGTCGGGTTTCGCGTCCAGGGCAGTAGCTTCCCCTGCCCTCCCGTGATCCCCTGGATTGCGTCCAGGGCGTCACAGGTTTCCGCAGACAGGGAGAATAGCTTTTCCTGCCGCCCGCCCTTCCTGGTCATCGCAGGCACGGCCAGGTGCGGCCGTTGGTAGTTCGCGGCCGGCGTCTCGATCACGGCCGTAACGCGCTCGCCTGTCTCCCACAGCACAGACAGAAGGCACGGCCACCACTGGCCGGCCGGCACCACGCCCACCATGCCCTGCATACGGCCGGCGGCATCCATGAGCGTGCCCAGCTGCTCCACCGTCCAGGCACGCGGCGTGGCCTCTGGAAGCGGCGCCTGGGCCACGATGGGCCTGGTGGTCAGCATCCCGCGCTCATGCGCCAGCCTCGCCAGGGCGAGCAGCTGGTTCCGCTCGCGCTCGACCGAGTACGCGGACAGGCCACTCGCGGATCGAGCATCGAGGTAGCGGGCAATCGAAAGCTCGTCCAGGTCATCGAGGCCGGCCGGCCGCAGGAGGTGGCGGGCCAGGGCGCGGAACAGGCAATCGTAGAGCCGCGAGGTGTTCGCGCTCTTACCGCGCAAGCGGAGCGGGCGGTACACGTTCAGGAAAAAGTCTTGAAGAAGCATGGGTAGACCCCTATGGCATAGGCCACGCTTCCATGCGCTGCGCAACGCGGCTCAAAAAAAACCGCGTGCGTGTCCGGTTGTGGCGGTTGCATGGATTGCAGGGGCCAAACCCACTCAATCCTGTCCCCGCCATTTGAGGACTCCCCAACGGGGGGAGGCTTCACCCACAAACTAGGGCCGCTTCCTGGCGCGAGTCAAGCGGCCCTAGTTTTGTTGCGAG